TGATGCCTAGCCCTCGACCGCGTTTGGCTAACTGCTGCTTGACTTTTTCAACTGCTAATGCTGTAATAGTTATCATGCTCATATTTATAGGGTAAATACTGGACAAGGAGAGCATATGGCTTATTCAGATAAAGTTATCGATCATTATGAAAACCCACGCAACGTAGGCAAGTTTGATATTGACGATACTATCGGTACAGGTATGGTCGGTGCACCTGCCTGTGGTGATGTAATGAAACTACAGATAAAGGTAAACAATGAAGGCATTATCACAGACGCAAAATTCAAAACATATGGCTGCGGTTCAGCAATCGCAAGTTCATCACTCGTTACGGAGTGGGTCAAAGGTAAGACGTTGGCAGAAGCAGGATCTATTAAGAATAATGAGATCGCCGAACATCTTGCACTCCCCCCAGTTAAAATACATTGCTCAATTCTTGCTGAAGACGCGATCAAAGCGGCTGTAGAAGATTATAGGAAAAAACATCATGCTTGAACTTACTGAATCTGCAAAATTAAAAATCACTGATCTTTTAGCAGAAGAAAACAATCCCGATCTTAAATTAAGAACCTTTGTACAGGGCGGCGGCTGTAGCGGCATGCAATACGGATTTACCTTTGACGATCAAAAGAACGAAGATGACTTTGAGTTTGGTATTCCCGGAGCAACAGTTCTAGTTGATGCCATGAGTATGCAGTACCTCACTGGTGCTACTATAGACTACAAAGAAGACCTGCAGGGATCTAGTTTTAGTATTAAAAATCCCAATGCTGAAACAAGTTGTGGGTGCGGAAGTTCTTTTAGTGTAGCATGAACTACCGAGCACTAAAAAATGAATGGATTGAAGCTAATCCAGAAACAGAATACACACCAGGTCCAAATGGTGCTGTGCTAATTCCTCCAGCCAATTCCAAAGTGTATCTACACTGGCTCAACGACAAAGGCAAGTTAGTAAACACCTACACAATGACCTATGCTACTTTAGTTAACAGTCGTGTAAAGATTATAGCCGCAGATCGCACAGCTAGAATACATGCAATTGAGCTATAATTGGTAAAACCGCTAGTTGACAGATTACCAAAATACCTGTATAATTACCGTATGTTCAACAAAACATCAGAGATGTAATATGCAGGCACTCAAAGAGACTACAGGCGGAGACTTCCACCCGCACATCTATCTGTTGGATGGCACTACATTAGTTGCCTACATTAAACAGTACGAAAAAACACCTTATTATTTTAAAAGTCCTATCAAAGGTTTTGACAAGCGTGGCCGTAAGTTTATGGAAGTCACGCCTAATCCCTTTAAAACAAAAGTAGTGTCTAATACTATTACAGTACAAGGCAGTAAAGGACAAACTTATTCAATAGATCCAGATGCCAAGACCTGTACTTGCCCTGGATTTACTTTCCGTGGTAGTTGTAAACATTTGGAGATGGTATGAGTAATTGCGACAGCATTATCCGCACATTAGAAGATCACCCTAGCCGACTTAACAAGGAAGCTATCATCGAAGCTGAAGCAGGCAATACAGAATTGTTTGAAGGCTTTAATTTGGCCCTAGACAATCTAATCACCTTTGGTGTTAAGAAAGTTCCTACACATGGTGGTCCAGACGGCCAAGGTCTGCCTTGGGAAGCGTTTAAGGAACTCTGCTTCCTGTTGCGTACACGACAGCTCACAGGCGACGATGCTCGAACTGCAATTGAACTAGCACTGAGCGCCAGTACCAAGTCACAATGGAACGATTGGTATCGCCGTATCCTTATCAAGGACCTGCGTTGCGGTGTTAGTGAAAAGACTATTAACAAAGTTAAGAAGGGTGCTGTTCCTGTATTTGAATGTATGCTGGCACATGACGGCGCTAATCACGAAAAGAAAATCACAGGCAAGAAACTGCTTGAACCAAAATTGGACGGGGTTCGTGTACTAACAGTCATTGACATTGAAAGTCGCACAGTTACACAGTACACTCGTAATGGCAAAGTGTTAGAAAACTTTACACATATCACAGAAGGTCTAGCACAACACATTGACGACTTTGAACGCAGTTTTGTTTTGGACGGTGAAGTAATCAGCACTAGCTTTCAAGCTCTAATGAAACAGGTACACCGCAAAGAAAACGTTAAAACTGATGATGCTGTACTGATGCTGTTTGATATTCTTCCCCTAAGCGAGTTCAAACAGGGTAAAAGTGTGCTGGGTCAGCGCCGCCGTAGTAAATATCTAACTAACTTCAAAGCCACTTTTGACAAAGTAGGCAACATTGGAATTATTCCACAGACTGAAGTTAATTTGGATGAATACGTGGGTGAACTACTGTTTAAAGATTTTAACAAAGAAGCCATTGACAATGGCTACGAAGGCATTATGATCAAAGATCCTGATGCTGTCTACGAGTGCAAGCGTAGTACCAGCTGGCTCAAACAAAAACCATTTATTGAAGTTAGCTTGGAGGTTACGGATGTTGAAGAAGGCACTGGTAGAAATGAAGGAAGGCTTGGAGCACTGGTTTGCTCCGGACAAGACGACGGGAAAGATATCGTGGTCAATGTTGGTAGTGGTTTCAGCGATAGTGATCGAAGTGATTTTTGGGATAGCCGTGATAGCCTTGCTGGTCAAATAGTTGAAGTTCGAGCAGATGCTGTTACACAAAATCAAGATGGAACATACAGTTTGAGATTTCCACGATTCCTACGTTTCCGTGGATTTACCGCAGGAGAAAAGATTTGACAATGCCAGACGAAAGATATCGCGCCATAGAGCGTACTCGTACCCTACTGTTCAATCTAATAAGTGCAGAGCATACTCCCCGAGTTCCCAAAATCATTAGAGACGAAGCTCGTTATTGTCTAAGACATTTTCCCACTAGATTTGATATGGAAATGACCGCAGACAAAGCACCCGAAGTATTTCAAGAACGTATGGAGCCATTATATCGAATGGTTAAAAAATACGATATGGAGAAAAACAATGATTCGAAATAACAGTATTTGGACCAGTGCCGCCGGATCCAGATTCCTAGTTTTAAACACATATACTGACGGCGAAGATATTAAATGGGTTCATTATCGTCAATTCGATTGTGACGAGTGTAGAGAGTTTAGCTGTTATCAAGAAGCCTTTCTTAGCCGTTTTACGGAAATACCCAGTGAACGCTAATAAAGCAAATAAAGGAGAAAAAGTTTAAGTGGCAAAACAAGACCAAATTAGCATGATGGGCAAAATTGAAGAAGTCCTGCCCAATGCTATGTTTAGAATTAAGTTAGAAAACGATCATATTATACTGGGCCACATCAGTGGCAAGATGCGTAAAAATAAGATACAGATATTATTGGGCGACACTGTCAAAGTTGAAATGAGCCCTTACGATCTATCTCGTGGCCGCATAGCCTACAGAGAACGTTAAAAAAGGCTCCTAAGAGCCTTTTTATTCTTCAATACCTAAATATAACGCCCAATCCGGATGCCGTATTTCAAACGGCATCTTTCGCCGCTTGTCCACAAGCTCCCAGTATGTAGGCTTACGGGGTTGAGTTTTAGGCTTGATCTTTTTGTTATTACCCTTGTTTGCATTACATGGAGCACAGGCAGTGGTAGCATTTTCAAAAGTAGTCTTACCACCGTGGCTGGTTGGCAGCACGTGATCCAATGTGGCTGTACGTCTGCTAACATCAACTCCGCAGTACTGACACGCCCAACCGTCACGAAGAAACACATTAGATTTTGAAAATCTAATATTGGTCTTTGGCTTCATGTATTCTGTCAACATCATAACAGCTGGTACAGGAGTAGACCAGTTAGCGGAACGCACAATCCAATCCTCATGCCATGCTAATACCGTGGCCTTTTCTAAGACCATGTATTTGATAGCGTCTTGCCAATTAATGACAGAAACTGGTAGCAGGTTGACGGGCTGTGCGTCTGAATTTAATAAAAGTACATCACTCATGACTGTATTTATTTGGTTAAGTTACCACATAATTATAACATAGATTTTACCAGAGAGCAAGTTAAATTCTTTTCTCGCTATCCGCCGACAATCCCCAAAGTTGTCTACTCTCTACTCCCTTTTTTTGTGCAAACTGTTTTGGATTACAGTTAGCACAGACATGGAAGTAATGATTACTGACACGTTGCTTGTCCATCTTTCCTTGATCTCTTTCAAATAAGGACTTGCAGCTATCGCATTGGAAGACCACTACAGTTTTTATTCTACTATAAGAGCATGACTTTTTTAGTTTACTAGTTCTAGTGTATTTGGTCACTATTTTTTTAATTTGTATGAACATTGAATATTTACATTCGGATTATAAAAATCCAAACTAAATAGCATATTAACAACTCACATTGAGAAAATCTATGACCATTAACTATATCAATACCGGTTCAAGCTCCAACTCAGGCAACGGTGATACTCTACGCCTTGCTTTTACTAAAATTAATGCTAATTTTGGCGAGTTAGCTGACCAGCTATCAGCAATTGAAGTGGGATCGACATCAACACTGGTTGCAGGAACCTATACATTTGCACTGTCAAATACTGGTACAATTTCACTAAATGGCGCACCTTTTGTTAGTGGTGCCGGAGCAACAGGCGCTACTGGTCCGCAAGGCGCAGGATTTTCAGATCTAACATCTACCAGCAGTAATAGTATATCCACTGGTACATTAACATTTACTGTTAATCAAACACAGGGCGTTGAATCTGCATTTATGGGCGGGCAGTATGTACTGGCCTATGCTGGCACTCTAGGAAATGTTCAAGGCGGAGTCTACGGACAGATTTATTCTTATTCCGATCGAACATTAGTTTTAAGCAGCTACGAAGTGCTATTTGGTTCGGGAACTACTTCTAGTTGGTATTTTGAACTAACTGGCGCTAAAGGTATTAACGGAACTATCGGTATCAACGGAACAACGGGTGCTACTGGTCCAGCAGGCCCTACAAACACCGCTACTACTGCTACTCTAGGCGGAGTTATTATTGGACATAATCTTGCTGTGACAACAGCAGGAACACTATCTGCTATCACTAGTGTTATCAGTGACGTTGCACCTGCTAATCCTATAGAAGGTGATCAATGGTGGGACAGCACTCTAGGTCGCGGATTTGTTTATTACAATGGACTGTGGGTTGAAATGAGTCCGAATGTAGGCGCCGTGGGACCTGCGGGTGCTACAGGCGCAGGCGCTACAGGCGCAACTGGTGTACAAGGTGCTACAGGACAAATAGGTGCTACTGGTGCTACTGGAC